TACTCTTTTTTTCTTTTTTGTTGGTAGTGGTTTTAATTTACCACCGAATATTGTATCACCTATTTTGATTTTAATATCTTCAGTTACTAAAGATTTATCTAAATACTCTTCTACAACCTCTCTAACTACATCCCCTATCTCTTCTCTAACTATTTGTCTAATATCATTAGTTTCATAGTTAGGTGTTGGTAATGGTTGTTGTGTAGGTACACTTTCATTTACTAAATCTTGTACATCCGCCAATTCAAAAGTATGATTAGGAGACTCAGGAATCTCTATTGGGTTGTTTACCATTGCATCTAATACTTCTTTAGGCATCTTAGAGGTTTTTAAATTTCTATATTGCCCCCCTTGTGGTGCTACTGATCTCGTACTACTTTTAGAATGTCTACTAATATAATTTTCTGTTAAGTTAGGCATTTCTTTTTCTTCACCAGAAAAAGAGTTATTACTTTGTGTGTTTCTAATAGTAGTTCCGTGATTTTCATCGGTTTTTTGCATTACCGCTTTAGATCTACTTAATATATCTGCCAATTTGTTAGCGCTACTCATAATATTTTTTTATTCAAATTTTGTTATATAATATATGTTTGTCATATCTTTATCTCCTGTTGGGTTAAATAGTGGTTTAGCTTCGTTAAATGTTCCCCCTAATGTTCTCATATTTTCCATTCTATCAGTTCTAAATAATTTCCATCCCGGTTGTATGGTTTTAGTGTCTCCACCCACTTGATATACCCTTACTACTTCATTCCCCGCTTTAGATACCCCATAACAATATATTTGTATCCATCTTTTTCCTTTTCCACCTGGATCTTCTTCATCATCATAGTTTAACTCAATAATTCTACGTTTACGCATAGCATTCATTATGTCACCCTTAGCGGCAACTTCTAATATAAGACTTTCTGCTAAATTGTAAAGTTTCATTATTATTTAAGTAGCTTTAAATTGATTTTTATTATCATCTGTTGATGGTGTCTCATATGGTTTTTCTGCACTATACTTATTTTTTGCAATATTCGCAATTCTACCAGAACCTGGTTCGTTAGATGAACCTATTTCATCACTTAATGAACCACCATTATATGTATCTAAAAAATTACCAGTACCTTTACCTTTATTATCTCCATCTGATTTAGCATTAGGGTGTTTCGCACCATATTGATTTCCTTCACCATTCTGATAAGTATTTTTGATTATATTGTCTTTTCTGAATTGTTTACCTAATTCTTCTAATTTACTTGCCATTTTTTTATTTTTTATACTTATACGTTATTAATTTTTTTATTTTTTTTACTTCTTCATAAACTGGTTTACCTCTTGAAATTTGTCCACTTATATCTTTGTGTATTTTAGGTAACTTTATTTTTAAAGTTTCCCTATTAACTTTATTAACATCTTTGTTATGAGACTTAATAAATTGATTGGTTAATCCTGTTTCCATTTTTATTTTTTTAGGTGCTTTAATTGCTTCAGTTTCTCTATTTAAAGTAGAATCAACCCAATTATGCATTGTTTTACCACCATTTAATCTATATTCCATATCATCATTACTCCCTTCAAAAGAATCGAACCAGTTTTTAATTCTTTTCATTTGTGAATATTCTATAAGATTATTTTGTAATATTCCTTTAGCTCTTTTATAACCTTCAGTAGTTTTACCCCCTTTATTTAAAGATTCATATCTCTTTACTGCAGTACTAAGTGCATTAGTAACATATTCAGGACATGACCAATGTTTACCACGTAACTCACTGTTACCACCTTTATTCTCCTTCCTGTTCGCCATATTTAATCTTATCCCCTAAAATTTCTCTATGTTTTTCACTAATTTCTTCTACCTTAACATTTTTAATTAGGTGGTTGAGAAGTATTGCTAATTCTTCACCATTTAACTCTTCTTTTTCTACTAATTTAAGTAAATGGTTTAATTTATGAATAACCATAGGTTTTTCAAAAGTTTTTTTTAATTCACTAATATCTGCGATTTCTATTTTATCACCAACTAGATCTTGTTCATTAGTTTTTTTAATTATACCTTTATCTGTTTTTTTAGATAAAAACATTTCATCTACTAAACCTTTCATTTTATTTTCTTCTAAAAAATCAAAATTAAATTCGGTATCATAAGGTATTTGATAATTTGCCCAATCTTCAGAAGGATCTAAATCATATCCCGGTGCTTTTGGTTTATGGTAGTGTTTACTAATATCTTTTTTAGCAATTTTTCTACCTATTTCTCTTTCATCTCTACTATATTTTTTCTTTGTATTATGAAACGCATCTAAATCTTGTAATGCTTCATGAGAAATATTTTCATCTATATTTTCTTCTTCATTTACAACATAACTATAATTAATCCCATAATACGGACCACCATAAATAAAATATGCTTCTGGACCTTGTGTAGCCGCCCTAGCAAAATCATCACTAGTTTTTTTAGATTTTATAACTGAAGGTGTTGCTCTATAGTTGTCATCTTTATTTATTAATGCACCAGCAGTATCAACTAATTCATTAACTTCTTCCTCTTCAACCACATTTTTCTTTTCCTCAATATATTTATGTATATCGGACTTTTTATATGTTTTATTCATGTTTAAAGTTTTTTATATAAATATAACAGAAAACTAAATATTTATTATTAAAGGTAAAAATATGTCGGATTGTGAAAAGAAATTAATAACCCAAGTAGACTTAGCGAGACAAGCAACTATATTAACAGGTAATACTGCTTGTTTCGATGGTAAAATACAGGCTGGTATACCATTTAGTGGTTATCCTACGGGTGTAGATGTAGATAGTATTGTATTATTAAATCCTAATGATGGTGATTTACAAACTGCAATTTTTAGTGGAAATTCGTTATTTTCTAATTATAATGTTACTGATCCTACATCCCCTAACTTTATCCCATCTTATTTAAGTGGTATAACAACAGATGAAATTCCATATAGTTCTTTGACTTGGACTAACCCACTTTATACAACAACGGCTACCCAGATACCTGTTGGAATTACCCCAAATACAAGTAGTTTAGGGGGGGACGGAGATCCATTTATTACTGGTATAACTACTTTTCTTAATAGTACTATAACTGTAGGGCCGTTTTGGGATATTACATTATCAGGTACTAATGGTACTCATAATATAGCATTAGAATATAGTGGTTATAGTATTGAATATAATTTTAATGTTGATACTGCTAATGCCAGTGGTGCAACTTTAGATCCGTTGGATATTAGTGGTGATGGAACAGTGGGGGTATTAAATGGTGTAGCTCTTAGTGCACAAACTTTTACGGCAAACACAGGATTCATAAGTGCAACTTACTTAGAATTTTCTGCTAAATCTTTAGATTATACAGGACCTTTAGATTATTTAAGGAGTAGGGAAGATGCCACAATAGATAATAAATTAACGACTGATAAAATAAGAATAAGAGATGGTGCATCTTTAGGAACTATCGGTTATGTATTAACACAAGACGAAGAAGATGGTACTGGTGTATGGGCACCAGCGGCAGGTGGATCTGGTGGTACAATACCTAATTATATTAATACTGCTTCCACTACGGAAACGGTAGGTGGTATACTTGCAGGAAATACATTTCCACCACCAGGTAGAACAATGCAACAAATGTGGGATCAATTATTATATCCTTACCAACCACCTTCTTTTACCAGTTTTAATAGGGCAGACCTTAAAAGTGTTTACGAAGTAGGTGAAACAATAACAACAGGAAGTAAGAATTTTACTTGGAGTACATCTAATAGTGTTAATGTAGAATCTGGAATTGCAGGTAGTATAGAAATAAAAGAACTTGATCCATCTGCGACTATTGCAAATTCTGAAGATAACGATGGTTCACAAACTGTTACTACTACTGCAGCAATGGGTAGGACAACAGTGGGTAGTAAAAATTTATATCAAATATTTGGTATAAACACACAAGGTGGAACTTTTAATAGAACAATAAGTAGAACTTGGAGAATACGATGGTATTTTGGTAAAAATGTCAGTGCTACTTTAAATGCAACACAAATGCAATCCTTAGCGGGTGGAGGTTTAGTTAGTAGTGTCGTAAATAGTTATGTAACCCAACCAGCAACTGCTGGTGGTGAATATATGTATTGGTGTATTCCAAATACTCTTGGGCAACCATCAGATATTAGAGATTCTGTTGCGGGATGTTTTGGTAATAATATACCTTTTATTGAATTATCAACTATAACAATAACAAATCCGTTTACTGTATCGGTGACTTATAGAATTTATAGGTCGGTTAACCAAACGGCTGCAGCATTTACCACATGGTTATGTAATTAATAAAATGAAAAAAATAAATAAATAAATATGGGTACTGATTATGGAGGCTTAGGAGGTGTTAAAATTACTGGATTTATATCACCAGGTAATACTGATGATAAGTATGCAGTTATCGACACTCAATTAGGTATTGATGGATTAAGAAACTATAGTGGTACTACTACAGAGGTTCTAAGTGGTGAGACTGTAACAGAAGAGCGCCGTAGGGCTGGTATGATTGTAGGTGTTGAGGGTGGTGATAGATATTTTAAACTAAAAGATAAAGATCCTTGGGATTTTGATTTAACTGACTGGGAAGAGATTAATTTTGGTGGTGGATCTGGTTCTGCAATTACCGGTGGTACATATAGTGCTGGCACATTAACTTTAGTAAATGGTAGTGGTGATACTATTAATATTAGTGGTTTTACTATAGAAGATTCTTATACTGATGGTGTAACTTTGGTAGGTAATGTATTACAATTTGATAATAACGTATTTGGTTCTAATTTTTACAATGTAGACTTATCCGCATTATCAGGTGGAACTGCAGATTCTTATACAGATGCGGCGACATTAGTTGGTACTACTTTACAATTCGATAATAATTTATATGGTGCCAATTTCTATAATGTTGATTTGTCTCCTTTATCTGGTGGTACAATACCTAATTATATAAATAGTGCCGCAACTCCTACAACAGTAGGTGGTATAACCGCAGGAAGTTCATTTCCTGCACCAGGTAAGACAATGCAAGAAATGTGGGACGATTTATTATACCCATATATCCCACCAACCTTTAATTCTTTTACTCGTAGTGATTTACTTAGTAGTTATGAAATAGGTCAGGAGACTACACCAGGTGTTCCGGTTTCTAAAGATTTTAGTTGGTCTACTACACAACCCGCAAATGTAGATGATTTAATATCTAATAGTGTGAAGGTTACTGATTCTAGTGGTAATATATTATTAGATAGTCAACCTAAGGCAGGAACAACAGGTGCAACAATACAAGTATCTGACGTAAAAACAAGTGTAGGTTCAGAACCCTTATACACAGTACATGGAATTAATACTCAAGGGGCATCTTTCACTCGTAACATTTCCGCAACATGGAAATCCTATGTATATTTTGGTATGGGTGGATTAACATTAACTGGTGGGCAAATGGTTGCCTTATCAAATAGTCAGTTTGTAACGTCATTAGGTTTTGGTTCGGTTCTTACGGTTGCGAATTCGGGTAGTAATTATTTATGGGTATGTGTACCAGATATACTAACTAATGTTGGTTCATGGACATCTGCAGGATCACCTATTACTGATTTTGCTGGTGTAACACCAATACCAGGATCTTTTCAAACAGATATTAGTATAACTAATAGTCAAGGTCTACCAGTAAATTATAAAGTGTGGAGACAAACATTTGCTCAAACAAGTAACCCATACAAATTTCAATTAAACAATGTATAAAAATATAGATATATGGCAAATTATGTAGACATAGGTGGTGTTCCAATATCAGGATTTATTTCTCCTGGTACAACTAGTGATACTTTTCCCGTTATTGATACTACTTTAGGTATTGATGGTTTAAGAAATTACAGTGGAGGTACTGAAATATTTTCGGGAACTACCATAACAGAATTGCGCCGTAGAGCTGGTATGATTGTAGGTATCGAAAGTGGTAGTAGATATTTTAAACTAAAAGATAAAGATCCGTGGGATTTCGATGAAACTGATTGGGAGGAAGTTAATTTTGGTGGTGGATCTGGTTCTGCAATTACCGGTGGTACATTTAGTGCGGGTACATTAACATTAGTAAATGGTAGTGGTGATACTATAACAATAACTGGATTTACTAGTGGTGGAGATAGTTATTGGATATCTGGTTCAACAGGTATCGGTTCAATTAAAACAATTTCTGGTGGTAATATATCACAAGGAGATTACTCTATATCTCAAGGATTTAATAATAGTGTTGTTGTTTCACCTTTATCTACAACTATAGGTGGTTCTGGTAATACAGTGACTAAAACTTATTTGTCTTCAATTATAGGTGGGTTGGATGATGAAATAATTGCATCATCTGGTACTACAATTATTGGTGGTGCCACTAATCAAATTGCTGCGGGTAGTGATAACGGTATTTTTCAAGGTCAAAATAATCTTTTTAATAGTTCATATAATTCGTTAATTTTTGGTGGTGACGATAATAGTATTACTAGTGATACATACTATGGTACATTAATTAATAGTATAGAAAGTGATATAGTGGAATCTTTATCCTCTCAAATTTTAGGGGGTGATGGAAACATAATATCAGACGGAAACCATTCATTTATAATAGGGGGTACTGGATTAACAATTACTAACGGACAGTTTTCTACCATTATTAATGGTTTAGAAAATCAACTAATAGGTGCAGGTGGTAATAACATAGTTTATGAAAGTTCTATAATTGGGGGTAGTAATAATGTAATGTCATCCGCACAAATAGGATCATCAATTATTGGTGGTAGTGGTAATACTATTAATGGGTATTATTCTGGTAGTCTTTTTGGTAAATACAACTCTATTATTGGTGGTGTTAACAACCAAATAGGTATTGGGACAGAGAGAAATGGTATAATAGGGGGTACTGATAATAGAATTAACGGTGAAGGTGGTATTTCTAATGGTGTAATTGCCGGTGGAGATAACAATTTTATTGCGGAGGCGATGAATAATAAAAATTCGTTCATTGGTGGCGGTACAAATAACTCAATACTTTATGACTCCTCAGTCCCGCTTATTTCACCTAATTCCGCAATTATTGGTGGTAGTGGTAATACTATTGCTACATTAGGAGAAGAAATAGAGGGTAATACAGTAATTTTAGGTGGATATAATATTACTGCCACTACGGCAAATACAGTTTACGTACCTAAATTAAATATAAGAGATGTAGTTTCTGGTACTTCAATATATAATTTAGGTATAGATTCTAATGGTTTTGTGGTAACGGGTACAACTAATAATGGTGGGGGTAGTGGTACAACAATAAGTGCGTATACATATGATTCTACAAATAATACGTTTAGTATTGAGATAAGTGGAAGTAGTTCATTTGACGCATCTTTTAATACAGTTTCTGGACTTACTGTAACTAATGATTTAACAGTAAATAATGAATTAGAAGTTAATGGTTTTGCATATGTGAATGGACACTCAATTTTTAGTGGTGAAACAGACACTTATTTATTTGGTCCAGTACTACAAATAGCGGGAACTGGTGACACAGAACCAATATTTGCAGTAGAAGGTTCGGTAGGAGAATTATTTACTGTTACTGATACATTAACTGGCGAACTATTTGGGGTTAATAATGTATCTGGATTACCTATTTTAGAAGTTTATGATGATAATACGATAATGATGGGTAATCATTTAGCACCTTCGCTAAATACTACAGTTATTATCAATCAAAATGTAGGACAGTCTATTCTTTATAGTATTCCCACTACGGCATATACTGGTGGATTCTTTGAATATACTGTAAAAAACACTTCTGGTGTTAGAGCGGGATCTATAATGTCAGTTTTTAGTGGATCATCAATAGATTTTAATGAAACTACAACTAATGATATAGGGGATACTACTGATGTTACTTTTGATATGAATATAAGTGGTACATCTGCTAATTTATTAGTATCAGCAACTAGTAATGGTTGGGAAATAAAAACAATAGTAAGAAGTATATAATATGGCAATTTTTCATTCACCCAAAATAGTAACTGATGGTTTAATATTTTATGTTGACGCACAAAATACTAATTCATACAATATAAATGATGGGGTAGTTAATAATCTTGGTAAAAAAGAAGCAGGAACAAACTTTAGAAGATTAGATTTCGTAGAAAACACAGATCAAGGGCCTGGGGCAATACCACCATCTGCAACTACCTCACAAATAGTAGTGACTACAGATAATAATATAAAATCTTTCTTTTTTGATGGTAGTGATTATTATTTTCAATCGATAGGAAAACCTATGGTAAATATGCCTTCAGAATTAACCTATACTACATGGATAAATCATAATAGAAGTGGTCCTTTAGGTTCTACAATATTTTGTCCGGGTACTGCTAATGGTGGAGGAAACATTAATAGGAGTTGGTTGTACATATTTAGTGACACTATTCAAATGGCAATTACTGATGGTACACAACAAGGATATGGTACTTATACGGCATATACTGAAACTAATTACCCCTTAGATTTTAATTATGTAGTTACTACATGTTCTGATAATGGTGATGGTACTAGTACAATTAAAATATATGTTAACGCTGATTTAGTAGAAACTAGAAGTGATGTGCCGGTGATATCGGGTAGAATTGCTGGTACAAATGAACCAGATGTTGCTAGGGGGGGTAGTTCTGGTGGACAAAGATTTAGTGGTAAAATTGCGTCAGCATCTATGTATAATAAATGTTTAAATCAAGAGGAAATATTAAGAAATTATGTTGCTATGAGAAGTAGATTTAAACACCCATCTAGAATTTATTAATATTTTAGTTTTATTAACTTTAACATATTTATATATAAATAATAACATTTAATAACTGGAAAGGGAAAGTATTAAATAATGGCACACGAATTTATAATAAAAAATGGGTTTGTATCTAAAGGTAATTCCTTAGTTGAAGGAAATCTTTCAGGACAAACATTTAATATTATTAACACACCCGTTAATGATAACTCAGCAACAGAAATTTTAGTAAGAAATACTACTACTGGTAATGTAGAATATAGAGATTCTTCTACTTTAAGTGGTGGATCATCAACTGATGTTTTTGTTAATAGTGGTTCTGCAGATGTAACCACTCAACAATTAACATTCACAAATACAACTGGCGGAACATTTAATGTGACAAATGCAGCAGCTTTATTTAGTGATAACGATATTAATGTAACCGGTGGAACTTATGATGTAAACACTGGATGTGTTACGTTTGCTACAAATAGTGGGAGTACCTTTGATATTTGTGGATTTGTTACTGGATTAACTGATACATTTACCACAGGTGGTACTTATGATTCTACCACAGAATTAATAACATTTACACTATCAGATAATACAACATATAATGTAGATTTATCTGGTATTAGTGGTGGTAGCGGTGGTGATAAACTTACAGGTTATACCTACAATGAGACTAATAATACATTTAGTATCGGTATAAGTGGTGGTACACCATTAGATGCAACAATAAATGTGGTTAGTGGTTTAACAGTAACTAATGATTTAATTGTTAGTGGTAGTACAGGAATAGGAACTGATACACCAACAGAAAAGTTACATATAAAATCCACTACAAATGCTAAAATTAAAATAGAAGCAGACATAAATGACGTAGATGATACGGATACTGCAGATATTTTACTAACACAAGATGGTGGTATTTCAACCTCTAATATTGGTATTTCACCTGATTCGATAAACGATTTAGTTATAGGGGTTAACTCAACTACCGATCCTAGTATTAAGTTTGCGACAAGAAATGATGGTACTACTTTTAGTACTACTGCAGATACCAAAGTAACCATAACTAATAGTGGTAGTGTAGGTATTGGTACAATAGACCCAACGGAGAAATTACATGTTATGGGGGACTTCAAAATGGAAGAACCTGGTGGAATATTCGATTCAGACCTTAACAGTGGTAACGCACTTGTTAGATTAAGTGCGGGTACAACAAATCAACTTGCTAGAATAGCAGTTTCTAATCCAGGAAAAGGTGGTATTACATTTGGGGTTAGAGGTAGTACAGAGAATAGTTTTCCGGGATATGGTGCACAAGGTGATGGTTATCTTTATTCTTCTATCGATCAAAATGGTTTAAATATTATTTCTGCACCTTCATCTCCTGCAGGTACATTACCAGATTATATTAGGATGTATGCAGGACAAGATGCAGATGGTGGTGTTCCTGATATACACATTCAAGGAAAAAATACCACAGATTCTTCAAGGGGTAATGTGGGAATCAATACCGATACCCCCACAGAAACATTTCATGTTAATGGTACGGTAAGAATTGTAGATGGTACAGAACAACTTGGTTATGTATTAACTTGTGACGCAGATGGGGTAGCAAGTTGGCAACCTTCCTCTGGTAGTACAACTGGTGGTACAGTTTATTGGGATATAGAAAATGGTGGATTAAAAAGTATTAATCAAAATGCAGGAACAATTAATGGTACGTCAACCGGTTCAGTATTAGTAGGAGGTTACTTTAACACTAACGATATTTATGACAGTTTAGTTTCAACTATAATAAATGGTAGTAGTAATACAATTAGTGGTGGTAGTACATCTGCCATAATATCTACAAGTAATTCTAATATTAAAGGAACTATAGATTATGGTGTTATTATTGGTGGTAGTGATAATAATATTGAGGATACTGTAAGTGATTCTGAAAGAGCATTAATTGCGGGTGGTGTTGGAAATGATATAAATAATTCATTTAATTCAGCTATGTTAAGTACTGTATCATCTACTATAAGTGGGGGTAGTTCAAATATTATATTGGGTGGTAATGAGTTAAATATTATTGAAGAAAGTGGTGGATCTTTAATGTATTCGTCTATTATTGGAGGTAATCAAAATACCATACAAGATACTACAAGTGGAGGATCTCCTCAGCGTTCCACAATTATTGGTGGTAGACTTAATGCATTGTCTGATTCTAGAGACAGTGTTATTTTAGCATCTTCAGGAAGTGAAATTACTGGTAGTTGTACTAATTCAGCGATATATAATGCTTCAAATTCCATTATAAATAATGCAACCTCTTCGTCAATTTTAGGTGGTATTGTTAATCTTATTAGTGGTGGTTCGGAGAATGCTATTATTGGTGGTCAACAACATAAAATAATTAATAGTACACAAAGATCTGTTATACTTGGGGGTAGAAATATTACTGGTAATACAACCGACACAGTTTATGTACCTAATTTAAATATTGGAACTGTTGGTGCTGGCACACCATTAATTAATTTAGGATTAGATGCTAATGGATTTGTGGTTACTGGAACTACAGGTAGTGGTGGTGGAAATTCAGGTATTACAGGTTATACATACGATCCAACAGAAAATGAATTTGCAATAGGTATAAGTGGTAGTACACCTCAAACTGCAATCATAGATGAAATGAATGGGTTAACCATTAACGGTGAATTAAGAGTTACTGGAAATACTCAATTAGATAGTGATTTAATAGTAGATGGTAATACAGGAATGGGTACAGATACCCCATTAGAGAAATTAGATGTTAGAGGAGATGTTCTTATATCTAACCCATCTAATAATAGTGTATTAACATTAAGTGCTACTTCCTTAAATCGCACAATTATTGATTTTGATAATAATGGTGTATCAACACCTTTTGCTAGAATAGAAGGTACTACTTTTGCGGGTGGTGTATCAGGTAATTTACAATTTTATACTTATCCTACAGGTGGACCACTAAGTGAAGTAATGGTATTAACAAATAACCAAAGTGTTGGTATTGGGGATATTACAAATAATGATGTAGATAAAACTCTACATGTTATGGGAGACTTCAAAATGGAAGAAACTGGAGCAATATTTGAGTCAGACCTTAACTTAAATAGCGGTGCGAATGTTAAATTAAGTGCGATTACAACAGATCAACTTGCTAGAATATCAGTTGCCACACCAGGAAATGGTGGTATTACATTTGGAGTTAGAGGTAGTACAGAGACTAGTTTTCCGGGATATGGTGCAAAAGGTGACGGTTATCTTTATTCTTCCATTCATCAAAACGGTTTAAATATTATTTCTGCACCTTCAAATCCCGCAAATGCATTACCAGATTATATTAGGATGTATGCAGGACAAGATGCAGATGGCGGAATACCAGATATACATATACAAGGTAGAGACACCACAGATTCAACAAGAGGTTATGTAGGCATAAATACTGAAACACCAACGGCACAATTGTTTATTCAAGGAGATAGTAGTACTAGTACTGGACCAACTGATCCAGATAATTTTTCTTTACAAATACAGAATAGTCTTAATCAAAATATATTATTAGTTAAAAATGGTAATAATGGAGTTGCAGGTTCTACCGCAGGTAGAGTATCTATTAATGGTAATTTTGGACCTTCTACTCCATTAGTAGACGATGACGCAGTATTTAGTGTTTTAGGTGATACTAGCAGTTTATCTACTGCATTAGGATCAGTGATGGCAATAAAAGATGGACAAACTAACACCTTACATAGTTTTTATAATAATGCTGCAACTTCTTTAGCAAAAGGAGCTACACAATACGGTAAAGTAGGTGTGGGTACAACTACTGCAGCTAGTATAGAGGCTAAATTACATGTAAAGGTTGGTGATGAATGGAAAGAGACTCATGGTAATGATTTTACACTTAGGGTAGATGGGTTACAAAATGTTGCACCTTATACGGCAACAACTGATAATATTTTAACTTTAGATAATTTTGGTAACTTAAATATTAAGAAAAGAACCACTACTGAAAACTTTACTATGACTAGTGGTGCGACTAATGGATACGTATTAACATGTGATGCAAATGGCGTAGGAAGTTGGCAACCTTCCTCTGGTAGTACAACTGGTGGTACAGTTTATTGGCAAACTGAAAGTGGTGGTTTAAAAAGTATCAATCAAAATGCAGGAACAATTAGTGGAACATCGACTGGTTCAATATTAGTAGGTGGTTCTTCTAATACTAATAGAATTAGGGATGGTAGAGATTCTACAATAATAAATGGTGGGAATAATATAATAAGTGGTGCAAGGACATCCAGTATTATATCAACAAGTAGTTCAATTATTTCAGGTAATAGTTTATCAATACTTCAGGGTAGTGCGGTAGTGGGTGGAACGAGTAATGAAATATACGGGTCTTCGATTCACACTTTAATAGGGGGTGGTACACAAAACAAAATAATTGATAGCCCAAACTCTTCTATTATTGGTGGTACTGGAAACTATATGGATAGTACATCTAGATCAATTATTTTGGGTGGTAGTAATATTACTGGAGACACTTCAGATACTGTTTATGTACCTCAGTTAAATATTAGAGACGTACTTGATAATGAACCAGTAGGTACTTTAGGGTATGACGCAAATGGTTTTGTTGTAAATAGTAATATCTCAGATATCACAGGTGGAACACTTAATGGTGACGTATTAACATTAATAAATAACAACGGAAACAATATTACCATATCCGGTTTCAGTAGTGGTTCTACTAGTGGATTTTGGGAAGAAGGTGGGGAAGGAAATTCTCTATATGACATTAAAGGTAGTCACGTATTAACAGGATCATCAAGATACTCAATGATTGCTGGGGGCGAGACTAATAGAATTACTGATCATGATTCTTCAGGTATCTTTGTAGGTAAAAATAATGTATTAACAGGTAGCTCAGTAGGATTTAGTGAATCACAAAATGCAATAATAGGTGGTGAAGATAATATTATATCTTCTAACTTAGGATATATGGATAATAACATTGTTTTAGGTGGTAATAATAACTCTATTAGTGATGGTAGGATAAGAAATAGTATCATAATAGGTGGGAAAAATCATAGTATAAGTGATACTATTAATGATAGTGTAGTTATAGGTGGTAATGGTAATAAAGTAAAAAGTCAGAGAAGTGTTGTATTGGGTGGTGCTGGAATCACAGGAACAACAGATAATGATACAGTATATGTACCTAGATTAAATATTAGAGATGTTTCTAATGGAACACCTACAATGAATTTAGGTGTTGATGCTAACGGAGTGGTAGTGTCAGCAGCAACCGGTTCTAATTCAGGAAATTGTATAAGTGAATTATGGGTATCCAATATAGAATCATGCTCACCTTTAAATATTAATACGTATAATCAGGGTAATATCTATATAGGTACACAAGGTGGTTTACCATTAGTTACTATAGATATTACAACTCCAGACGAACCAGGAATTTTATTTGGTGAAGAAAGTTTTATAAAATATAATGAAAGCCAAAAGAAATTAAAAGTTGGTGCAGACAGTGCTACTGGTTCTAAATTAGTATTAGAAACAGATGGTAGAGAAATAGTAGAAGTTAGTACTGGTACAACTAGAGTTATAAAAGGTGATTTAGAAACAGAAGATGGTAATATAATAGTAAAATCAGGTAATAGTAAATCTTTAATTGTTGAGGATATTCCTGATGTTAGTGGTGCTAACTTAGGTACAGATTTAGATGGTAAAATAATTGACTTACCTTCTGATAGTAGGTGTAAATTTAATATTCTGGATATACCAAACGTTGTGGATCCTATATTGTTCTTAGACGCATTAGAGGGTTATCAATTCGAATTTCACCCTAGAACAAGAATTAGTAGTATCGGAAAAAAACATTATGGGTTTAAAGTAGATGATTTTAGAGATAACTTATTTGATGGAAATGTTTTATCTGCAGAACAAAGAAGGGTTAATAATATAGCAAAAACTTTTGTTAGAACATGTAAAACTCAGTATGATATAGATGGATCTGGTAATAAAGCAACTGTAGATTCTATGAATTATGTTGATTTAATACCATTTATGGTGGAAGGTATTAAACAATTAAATACTAATATAAATAATATAACTGGTGGTGGTAAAAAATATGTGGAAACTAAGACATTAACTACAGGACAAAACACAATTACACATAGTTTAAAAGACGAAAATGTTATAGTACAAGTTGTTGAGACTTCAACAGGACAAATAATAATACCTGATCATATATCTAACTATCAAAATAATAGTGTAGATATTTATGTAGAAGAAGGTGGGGAATATAAAATTATAATTATTGGATAATGAAATTAAATGGTAAAATACAAATTGTAGGTGGTACACCAGGTGTTGATAAACTATTAACATGTATTGATAATAGTGGTAATGCCGAATGGAAAACTTTAACTGATATTAGTGATGGTGATGTTATTATATCAGGAAATGTTTCTGATAACATATTATATCTTACTAAAGAATCGGGTAATATAGTAGATATTGATTTATCCAGTTTATCTGCAGATTGTAGTGATTGTATTGGTAAATATGTAAAATCAATTGATATTGTAGATTTAGAATGTAATAACTCAACCACACAAGAGATAGTAGACGCAATAGAAGAGGTTTTGGAGACTATACCCTCAACACCAGGAGGTGTTAAAGAAACATACGGTACTACATGGGGTAGAAATATAAATAGTTGCCCTAATAGTGAATACACTATAGTTTATTCTTCACAAACAACTGGTTATTTTACTGAACCTACAGGTGTTGCATATGATACTTGGTGTCCACCTAATCATGGACATGATACATTAGGTGGTTTTGGTAATCCTGGAGAATATTGTATAAATTTTAATGCTTGTCCTAGTGGATATCAATATAATTTCAATACCAATTTATGTGATGAAATTAATGGATCAACAACAATAGATACTATAGAAACTCCTTTTGTTGCGGCTAACCCTAATATTGAAGTTAGATGTAGAAAAATTGTAACCTCATGTCCTGAATGTATAGAAGATGATTGTGTTACCGTAATGAGTGGAAGTGTTAGTGACATATATGCAATTGGTGATCCTAATTATGTTAATTCCGATCCACTTGTATGTATACAAACTACTGGATCAACAACATTTGGGGATAGTTGTTGTAAACAATTAGAATTAACGTATAACGATGATACAAAAATACATGTTAATATAGATGAATTTTATAGTGATAATAATGATTATTCATTAAGTTTAGATGGTACTTCATTAACTCTATCTATGTCATCTTCTTGTGAACTACAAGATAAAAATGTTACTGTAGATTTATCATCATTAAGTGTTGATAAATATGTAACATCCATAGATATTGTAGATGATATACCGTCTAATTGTTATCCAACCGAAACTATTAATGTTACAAACCCCCAATCTGGAAAATATGGTTTTTCAGGATATATGGACTTAAATCCCACTTTAACTTTAACAAAAGGTACAACTTATATATTTGATTGGAGTAGTATTGATTCACACCCATTTAAAATAGTTAATAAAGGTGGAACGGCATATAGTGAACAAATAGATTTAGGTATAACTAATAAATGGATAATATATGATGATATATCTGACACAACAACGGTAACTGTACCATTAGATTATAGTGGTGAAATTTACTATGTTTGTCAATATCACGGAAATATGAATGGTAGTTTTAACTTAGAAGAACCACAAGGTTGTTGTAAAAAATTAGAATTAACATTAGCACCCAATGATGAAAAAATTAGTGTTAACATAAGTGAATTATGTAACGATGGGGAAGGTACACCAGGACTTCAAGGTGAAAAAGGAGACAAAGGTGATAAAGGAGATCAAGGTGAAAAAGGAGACAAAGGTGATAAAGGAGATCAAGGTGAAAAAGGAGACAAAGGTGATAAAGGAGACAAAGGTGATAAAGGAGATCAAGGTGAAAAAGGAGATTCGGGAGACTGTAGTGATGATTGTATAGATAAATACGTAACATCAATAGATATTGTTGACAGGAATTGTAATGAAAGTAGTTCAATTATAGAAAATGATACCAATATTTGGGCATTTTACGATACAACTTCAATGGGAATAAATGCGGTAGTAAAAGCAAGAAATGGTGTCACAAACTTTGTAAATACATTAGGATCTGATTTTGTTGGTAATGTTTACCATATAATGGCTTCAGGTGAATGGTGGTTGCAATGGTCATCTATACCGGCATTAGGTACTCAAACAGGTACAACTACGGAAAATTTATTATTTTTTGGTAATAATGAATCATTTAGTCAACAATATATCTCCGAATATGGTGGTACTGAACCATTATATAATTTTCCAGAAGGAACAACAGTTAATAATGGTTATGTGCATATACCACCATCATATAACAAAAACGTATTAGTAGTTTCGTTTATTGATGAATCACAACCCCAATATGCTGATGCTATATATGAAAGAACCACAGATACATATAGTAATCAGGCGGCGCACTATTGGAAAAACAAAATAACTATAGAACAAGAACAGATTTCGGATAATTATTGGTTAAATAAAACTTTAAATGATGGAAGTACTTTACCATATACTTGTGAAAATGGTGTAGTAATTTCAGGTTGGCCTGCGACTTCTATTCCTATTGGTATAGATGCTAATGGTTTTAGTGATTGGGAACTAACCGATCAGAAGTCTGGTAATTGGTTGGGTGAACTAGAACCTGTATCTAACTATAAAAGAGATTTTGACTTGTTTATGTCAGCTCACACACACTATAATAAATTTAATTCTTTTATATATCCAGTTTTGGATTTATTTGGTAAAACAGAATATACAGAAAAAGAAGATGTTGAGGGTGACCTTAGTATACCCGGAATGTTAAATGGTTATAGTGGAGCGTGGGTATTTCCTTTACACGTTTATGGAGCAATAAGTACCAGCACAGTACCTTTTGATGATTTACAAATAAATCCTACTTTAGATGCGTTGGGTGGATCTTATTCTGCAATTTGTACGAGTAATCCATACACCGCAGTAACTGGTACTAATTCACAAACAGGATATGTAGGTTCAGGGTTAGAAAACTGGGGATTCGGTGCTAATCTTACTATTGGTACACAATCTCATACTCCAGGTACTGGTGCAAATCCAGCATTATGGTGTGATTTAGGTGAATTTTGGTTAGAGTTAGATGATATATTTGGTACTATGTTTCCAAACGACTTAACTGAATTTTTAACTAATAAAGAAATAATTTCTGATGGAGATTGTTGCCCTACTAAGACTATAACTACACAAGAGATAGTAGATTCTATAGAAACTATTGTAGAAGTAGACCCTCTCACAATATCAAAAACTGTCTCAGATTTTACTTTGACTAGATTTATTAATGAGTGTCCATCAGGTTATGATGTAGTTTATTCATCTACTACCACAGGATATTTTACAGAATCAACTGGTATAGGTTATAATGATTGGTGTCCTGATGGTTATACACATGATGAAATAGGGAATTACGGTTTACCTGTTGGTAGTAAATGTTTTAAAGTAGTTACTAATACTACCCCCACTTGTCCTGCAGGATATACATTAGTAGGTAGTGGTGCAAATCAAATATGTGAAAAAATTACAACTGTTCCAGTTATAGATAATATGGATTTATCTGATCCTAATAATCCCGTACCCAAACCAGGATTTGTATTCGAACCAATTACTAAGGGAAATAGTAACTCTGGTTATGGTGCAAATGGAGGATTGTTTATGGATATTGATCCATCAAACTCATACCCATTTGTTTATAGTGGTGGATCAGTCCCTCAACCATTTACATCTTCATCAAATAATTTATGGAAAGAAAGATTACATAGTTCAAATGATACTGGAACAAATAATATAGGTATATGGGGTAACTACCCTAATGAAAATGTGGATGATCGTATATGGTTAGGATTTAACCATTGTATTGAAATTGCCGAAAGTAAAACATATGTTATTGGTATGGCGGCAGATAATCTATGTAAATTAAGTGTTGATGGTCAACTTATCATTGAATTTACTGCAGGTAATGAAACCAGAAACTTTAAACATTGGTGGTTATTTCCAGTTACTTTGGATGCGGGAAAACACATTATCTCTATGGAAGGTTATGATAATGGACAAGTCGCATCTTTTGGTGCTGAAATTTATGATATGGATATGGCGACACTAAAAACTTATACTACTGAAGCGGAATTAGTGCCCACAATAATATTTTCAACTAAACCAAAACAAAATTCGTCACCCCCTAGTTATTTTGATATTAGTAATGATCCTTTACATTTAAGATATGCTTGTCCATCAGGATTTCTTTTATCTGAATGTAGTGATGTGTTAGAGTGTACTAAAATTGAAAATGCCTCTCCAGGTCTTACTTCAATTGATGTTGTTGACACCAATCCTGAAATAGAAGTAAAATGTAGAAGGGTTGTTAATGAATGTCCTCCATGTCCAATAGAAAATATTGTTACAACAACTACATTATCAAACGCAGAATGTGCTGAACAAGAAAACACTTATAGAATTGAATTAAAAGTAAAAGAAGAGCAAGCATCCCAACTCCAACAAGATATTGATGATATAAATGTAGCAATAGAAAGTTTAACCAATAATTCTTCTGAACTTGAAGCGGTTTTAGAAAAAGGTAGTACAGAAACAGTAACCACAAATGGTGCGGTACAAAATAAAGATTCTAATAATAATACAACCACAACTGTATCTTCAGAAACCGCTACCGCTTTAAATTCAAAAGATGCTTCAGACGACAATTTAGATAATAGTGCACTAATTAAAAAATTAACGGAGCAATTAAAAGTATTTACAGAAGAGTTATCTAAGATAAACGAAGAAATATTAAATTTAGAAAACTTAATTAATATTTTAATCAAAGAATGTGGTGGTTGTTCTAATACTACAAATGGTGAACCTAGTGATGTATATTTAGTTGGTAACCCTAACTACGTAAATCCTAACCCACTTAAATGTATTTTTGAGGCATTTATCGATGTAGAAACTGGTTGTTGTAAACAATTAGAATTAACGTATACTGATGGTACAACGACACATGTTAATATAGATGAATTATATAGTGATAATAATGATTATTCATTAAGTTTAGATGGTAATATATTAACTTTATCTATGTCATCTTCTTGTGATTCACATTTTGAAGATATTACGGTGGATTTATCCTCTTTAGGTGGTAATGTTAGTGGTGTAGATGGTGCTGACGGAGCAGATGGTGTAGGTATAAGTAATACCATAGAAAACGATGATGGTACTATTACTTTTGAGTATACTAATGATACTTCTTTTACTACTTCTAATTTAAAAGGAGAAAAAGGAGAAAAGGGTGACACTGGTGCAGCTGGAATAGGTAGTAAAGGTGAAAAGGGTGATAAAGGAGATAAAGGAGATAAAGGAGATAAAGGTGATACTGGATTAACAGGTGCTAGTGGTAAAGGTGAAAAAGGTGAAAAGGGTGATAAAGGTGATAAAGGTGATAAAGGTGATAAAGGTGATACTGGATTAACAGGTGCTAGTGGTAAAGGTGAAAAAGGTGAAAAAGGTGATAAAGGAGATGATGGTAATGGTATTAATAGTATAAGCTACAATGACCAGACAGGTGTTTTAACTATTATAGATGATGATAAATCTGTATTCACAACTTCAGATTTAAGAGGTGACAAAGGTGATAAGGGTGACAAAGGTGATAAGGGTGACACTGGTGCAGCTGGAATAGGTAGTAAAGGTGAAAAGGGTGATAAAGGAGATAAAGGAGATAAAGGTGATACTGGATTAACAGGTGCTAGTGGTAAAGGTGAAAAAGGTGATAAAGGAGATAAAGGAGATAAAGGAGATAAAGGTGATGATGGTAATGGTATTAATAGTATAAGCTACAATGATCAGACAGGTGTTTTAACTATTATAGATGACGATAAATCTGTATTCACAACTTCAGATTTAAGAGGTGACAAAGGAGATAAAGGTGACAAAGGTGATCCTGGTGTAGATGGTAAAGGTAGTAAAGGGGATAAAGGTGATAAAGGAGAAAAAGGTGATAAAGGAGATCCTGGTGTTGCAGGTGCTAACGGTAAAGATGGGGCACAAGGTATACAAGGACTTAAAGGTGATAAAGGAGATCCAGGAGAACCAGGTACTAGTGGTAAAGGACAGAAGGGTGATCAAGGTGATAAAGGTGGTTTATTATATCGCTTTGAAAGTAACATTAATACTTCAGCTAATCCCGGTAGTGGCGATTTTAGATTTAATAATGGTAACATAAGTTCAGTAACTGAGATTGCGATTAACCCAACTACGTTAGATGGTGCATCCGTAGGTGCATACATAGAAACATGGGATGATTTGGGTAGTGGGGGTAATAGAGGAACAATTATATTTAAATCTAATACTAATAATGATAATACTTATTGTATATTTAAAGTTAGTGATATTAATCTTAGTTCAGATAAATCGTTTTATAAACTAACCGTTTCATATTTAAGTGGTACAATACCAAGTACGTCTGAATCTATGGTGGTATTATTTATTCCTGTAGGTGCAGGTGGAACTGGTAATGATACATATGTGACAGGAATATCTTTACCGTCTGATGGAGCAAATGCCAATCAACTAACATTAAGTTTTAACAATAATGTTCAAGACATAAGTATAGACGTTTCTCATTTAGTAAACGATAATAATACTGCACATAGAAAATTAGGTGTTAATGATTCAACTAACTCATCACCAATTGTGACAACTTCATCTAGACAAACGATAACTGTTAGACATGATTTAGGGGAATTTTACCCTTTATTTATTATTTATGATGTAATTAGAGGTGAAGTGGTACTACCGTTTGGTGTTGGTGTACCTAATTCAAACGGATCAATACCCGCAAATAACGTTACAGGTCCACATACATTAAATACTATTGATATAACTTTTAAAAATCCTAGTACGTATATAGTTAAATTCGTAGGATAATTTAATATTAAAACAATTAATTGGTAATTCTTAATATTTATTAATAAACTATATTAATGAGTAATATTAACCAAAATAATTTCAATAATTGTATGAACTTACAATTAAGTAATTCCGATTATTGGGATTTATTTATTTGTAACGACTGTGGATGTAGTATAGATCATCAAGAAATTTTAGATGAGTGTGTCATTATTGATATAGATATCGATAATAATAAATGTATTAACGGAGATTCGTTATGTAGTTTAGTTGGGTGGACTGGTGATACATGTTTTGAAAAGTTATCTTTACCAATATCAGCACTTACATTAAATGATATTGGTTTAACTGGTATAGATAATGGTTTTATTTCTTATGATTGTACTGAATCAACTACTGGTTCTACTTTTATCAACACCTATACTGGTTCTTCATTAACCATAACTTCTGCAGATACTAAATTTTGTTTTACTAAGGTTAGTGGTTGTACGTATACTTACCCAACACAATTTATTACATCCGCCAATACTGTTGGTAGGTATGTAGAATTATGTGGTGGATTTTATCAAGGATTTTTTAAATTATCGGATAGAACATTCTTTAAAGATATATCAAATAATATGTTTGTTTGGCCTATGGAGTGGTTTAATTGTCCACCACAATGTGGGAGTGGGTGTACTGGAACTACTTCTTGTAGTTGTAATAATAGTAACCCTATTTTTATTCCTGGCTCTACTAACTGCAACTGCGGAAATAATAATTGTCAACTATGTGGAACAATATATGCAGAAGAAGGTGTTGGTGGTTGTGGTCCTTGGTGTGAAAATGGTGATAGTTGTAAAGGTTGTCCCGATCCTAGAAAATCATATCAATGTTATTTAGAAAAAAAACCTACTCCTTGGGATTATCAAATTTTACCAACTAGGTATGAAAGTGGTTGGACTGCAGAATTTTGGATGAGAAGAAATAGTAAATCTTGTACTGGTGACACAGGAACAACAATAAACGCATTATATCCAAATAACGAAGGATTATTTTATTATATGGGTACTAGGTCAGAAAATAAATTTTGGGATGTGTTCAGTGGGGAAACAGGATATACTACCACATCAGGTTATCCTTTACCACCACCTAAAATTACTAAAGAAGAATTATTAAATAACCCCTTTTTAGTTTACCAACCACAAGGTGATTGTTATTTTACTGGGGTAACTAAAGTTACTATTGACGAAAGAGATAAAAATGCAGATATAGTAGATAATGCATTAGGGTTTAGAATAAAAGAAGATGGTTCTATAGGGTATAGATCTTTAGGTGTTAGTGGAGTTTGTTCTGCAGTAACTTCTACAACAGTTACAACTTCTTGTGATAATTGTAGTTCTTCATGTAATTGTAATAATTGTCAATTATGTGGAACAATATATGCAGAAGAAGGTGTTGGTGGTTGTGGTGATTGGTGTATAGATTGTGACACACCAACATGTAAAATAACTGGTACAACAGTACAAGAAAAATATATTACCGGAGTAACAGTTAATGAAGAATATTCAGAAGCCGGTATAATACCTAATGATGAATGGTTTCAACTAGCTATAAGATTTTGTGCTTATGAAGAATACTTATTTGACGAAATGAATAATATACCTAGACGAAAAGGAAGGTTAGACTTTTTTGTTAATGGTTACCTTAAATATTCTATTGAGGATTTTGACGAATTTTTATTTAAAGATTTATACGAATATAGGGAAAAACAAGAAGGTGTACCATTTAATTACTCTTTAGGTGGTGGTACGCAAGGGTTATTAGAAACTAATACTATTGGTGGACCTGACCCGTTAGATGAAAATTTAATTATACAACAAAATTTTGCTGGTAGTTTCTTTGGTGATATATCTAAATTTAGATTATATGAATGTTGTTTAGATATAACAACAATTAGATATAGATTTAAAAAATACTGTTTAAATTATGGAATTTGTCCACAAGAATTGATAGAATATCTCTTAACTGAGAATAGTAATATTATTTCTAGTGAAGACGGTGAAGATTTCTTAATAGTGTAAAATGAATAATAAAGAATATTAACATATTTATATAAAAAAAGAAAATTAAGATGGGATTTCCTAAAAAAATAAGTCAATTGCCTTTAAATTTAAGTTTAAAACCTGAAGATTTATTGGTAACCGTAAATGAAAATGATGTAACTTCTAAAATTGAGTTAAATCAAGTGATTGGTTTTTTAACTGGTGGTACAAACACTTTTGTTACTGGTGGTACATACAATGATATAACAAAAAATATAGATTTTGATGGTACAAGTGGGTTTCCACCTTTTAGTGTTAGTTTAACTGGAATAACTGACACATTTGTTAGTGGTGCAACTTTAAGTGGTGCAACCTTAATATTAAGTAGAACAGATGATGATGAAATAAGTGTAGATTTAAGTTCTTTGACTGCAGATACAAATACTTTTATTACTGGTACAACTTTAATAGGAACTCAATACACTATCAATGAGAATAATGGATCCGCATTTACAACTAATTTTAATCCTATAGTTAGTGGTAAAGTAGATACAACATTATTTGACACATATACTGGAAATACTCAAACAGAAATTAATAATAAATTAGATACAACTGTTTTCAACACATATAGTGGTAACACACAAACCGAAATTAACAACAAGTTAAATATTACTACTTTTGATAATTATACGGCAAACACCGTAGATAACAATACTTTTATAACTGGTACAACGTTAGTTGGTACTGAGTATACTATTAACGAAAATAATGGATCTGCATTTACTACCGATTTTGAAAGTATAGTTAGTGGTAAAGTAGACACTTCTCTATTTGATACATATAGCGCTAATACTCAAACAGAAATTAATAATAAATTAGATACAACTGTTTTTAATACTTATTCTGGACTAACTCAAACTGAAATTAACAATAAATTAGATACTAGTATATTCGACACATATACTGCAAATACTGTAGATAATAATACTTTTATTACTGGTACAACGTTAGTTGGTACGGAGTATACTATAAATCAAAATAATGGATCTGCTTTTACTACCAATTTTAATCCTATTGTTAGTGGTAAAGTAGATACTTCACTATTCGATACTTATACTGGGGATACTCAAACTGAAATTAATAATAAATTAGATACTACTACCTTTAATAGTTATAGTGCTATTACTGATATGTTAATAGGTACTAAATTAGATACAACTTTATTCGATACATATAGTGGTAATACACAAACCGAAATTAACAACAAGTTAAATATTACTACTTTTGATACTTATACCGCCAATACTTCGGATAATAATACTTTTATTACTGGTACAACTTTAATAGGTACTCAATATACCATCAATGAGAATAATGGAGCTTCATACCCTACTGATTTTAATCCTATTGTTAGTGGTAAAGTAGATACTTCACTATTTGATACTTACACTGCAAATACTGTAGATAATAATACATTTGTAAATAGTGGTACTGCAATTGTAGGAACACAACAATTAACATTTACAAATACAACTGGTGGTACATTTAATGTTACAAACGCCGCAGCCTTATTTACCGATAACGATGTTAATGTAACTGGTGGTACATATGATAATAATACTGGGTGTGTGACATTTAGAACTAATAGTGGATCAACGTTTCCTATTTGTGGATTTGTTACAGGATTAACTGATACGTTTGTAACTGGAGGTACATTATCGGGAACTGATTTAATATTAGAAAAAAGTAACGGTATAGATGTAAATAGTATAGATTTATCTACCCTAATAAGTGGTAAATTAGATACTACTTTATTCAATACATACAGTTCTACAACTCAAACAGAAATTAACAATAAATTAGATACTAGCACATTCGATACATATACGGCAAATACCGTAGATAACAATACTTTCATTACCGGCACAACCTTAGTTGGTACTCAATACACTATAAATGAGAATAATGGATCAGCATTTACTACCAATTTTGAAAGTATAGTTAGTGGTAAAGTAGATACAACATTGTTTGATACATATAGTTCCACAACTCAAACAGAAATTAACAATAAGTTAGATACTACCACATTCGATACATATACTGCAAATACGGTAGATAATAATACTTTTATTACTGGTACAACTTTAATAGGAACTGAATACACTATAAATGAAAATAATGGATCCGCCTTTACGACTAATTTTGATAGTATAGTTAGTGGTAAAGTAGATACTTCACTATTCGATACGTATAGTTCCACAACTCAAACTGAAATTAATAATAAGTTAGATACTACATTATTTGACACATATACGGCAAATACTGTAGATAATAATACTTTCATTACCGGCACAACTTTAATAGGGACTGAATATACGATTAATGAAAATAATGGATCCGCCTTTACGACTAATTTTGATAGTATAGTTAGTGGTAAAGTAGATACAACATTGTTTGATACATATACGGCAAATACTATAGATAATAATACATTTGTTACTGGCGGTACACTAAGTGGTGCTACTTTAGTATTAGATAGAACTGATGATGGTAAAGTAAGTGTAAACTTAAGTGCATTATCAGGAGGAACTGGAGGGGGTGATATAAATACAGGTAATGTATTATGGGTAGATTCTATATTTGGTGATGATGCGACTGCACTTACTAATAGACAAGATAAACCTTATTTAACTATAGACTCAGCATTAGATGACACAACTAATGGGGATACAGTAATTGTAAGACCTGGAGAATATCCAGAAGAATTTAGTATTCCTGAAGGTGTGTCTTTAGTTAGTGAAGGTGGCTGGGAAGTTACTATTTTAGGTCCTTCACCAGCAAGTGCAGCTGGTGCAATTGTAGAATTAAGCGAAGACTCTTTTATTGACGGTTTTAGTATTAACGTACCACAAGGAAGTTTTGACGCACTTATTTCATCACACATTAGTGGTACATCTACCGCCAATAATATTACATTCTACGGTAATGGTGGTGTAGGTAGTACAGGTACAGGACTTTATAAAACTGGTGGTGGTAAATTAATTGGTTATGGTATAAGAGTTGAAGGTGGGGGGATGTCTAATTGTTTAAAAGTAGATTCAGGTACTTTAGCTTTAGAAGGTGTTCATGTACCACAGTCTAATGGAGATATTGATAATGTGTTATTGGTAACCACTTCGAGTGGTACTAATGCGGGTAGAGCACAAATGGTAGGGTTTAATTGTGGAAACAATAATGTAACTAACGCCATTAGAACTGAAGGTGGTAGTTCGGGAGTAATACCAGTGGCAAAAATATTTACACCTAACATAGCCAATTCAACTAACGCATTAAGTGCATCAGGTGATTATGAAAATATTAATTTATTGGGTGGTGCATTAGAAGATGTAACTTACGCAGTAAAAATAGATTTAACTGGTACAGGTGTAGATGCTTCATATAGAATAACCTCTAATCACCAACCAAATTATATTTATACACCAGCAGTAGCTTATACTGCAGAGTTTGGTTTAGATTTTACTCAAGAATCTACCGATGAATTCAAATCTAGTAAAAATATATTTGGTTTATCTCAAATGAGTTTAGGTTTTGCAGAGAAAGGAACAGAATTTAATGCAGGAAGGGGTGCACCATCTACTGTAGGTATGAAAGTATTTACTACAGATAATACTGCAACTAGTGCAAGTGATGGTGGAAACATAACAGATGTTACGGATGATGCTAAATCTAAAGAAGGAAGTACTATTACTTTTCAATCAGGTGGTACTAATACTACCATATTATTTACCACACAAAGAATTTCTTCAGATTTAACTACCCCATTAAAATATTATGGTATTGATTTAAATGTATTACAGAAAAAAGTTGGTGGTGAATATGTTTTTGAATATTGGAATGGAACAGAGTGGGTTGAGGATTTAGTACATATACATTCTGCAGATTTAGGGTATAGTTACGGAAACGAATTATTTTTAAGAAGTCAAAGTGATGAAAATTTAGTTTTTGATTTAAGTAAAGATTCATGGTCAGCAAAAACTATAAACGGTGTAAATGGTTATTGGATGAGATGTAGAACAGTAAGTACAGGAACAACTAAACCAACCATAGAACAATCCAAAATTATTTATGATAGTAGTACTATAAGTAAAGATGGTGTACTTTCATTCAATGGTAAATCTCTATATAAAGAGGTAAGCAATTTATATTGTGGAACATGGGGTTATCCGAATGGTTTTCTGTCTGATTATAATGTCACCGTAGGTTCTGGTACAGGATTGCAAACTTGGACACACGAATTTTTAGATTCTCAGTTTGGAACTAACGAATCCGCAACTTTTATATTAAAAATACCACAAGGTGCTAGTACATCACAAAAGGTTAATGTTAATGCCACTTATACCTTAAACGGTAGTGCCGCAGACACCACCGCAGCACAATTAGCATTTTCTTTCTTACCAGTAGAAGTAGCCAATGTTAGAATTGCAGACAGTGAAGGTAGTAAAGAACCAGTCCCTAGAATAGTTTCTGCTACTACGGCATTTAATGTAGATGCAGCACAAACTACAACACCTATAACTGAAATAGGTGAAGACAAAATGTTTCAGTCTCCGTTAGGTAGTTTTGATATATCAGATTACTATGAAGGTGACATAGTACTTATGAGATTGGAAAAGGATGCGGGAACTAGTGTTAACTTTAATTTAGTATCTTTAGATTTTGAAGTTTCTAAATGGAGTTTAGGTAAACAATCCGAAGGGTTAAAAATTGTAAGTGAAACAATATTTACTGAAGATTGGTCAGACTTTGGTGTTGGCAATGGATGGCAATATTCACAAAATCCGGCTGAAGCTAACTTATGGGTAGTTAGTAGTGGTACTTCTAGAACCGGTGACAACTCCGCCTATATAACAAATGATAGTGGTGGTACTAATGTTTATGACTATACTACTAACAATCTTCAGGGTGGAACACATCTATATGTAGACTTTACAATTCCATCCAAAGCATCTACTTTAACAATTAATTTTTATTGGACTGGGAAAGGTGAAAATTCTACATCGAGCTCAGTTTTATGGGATTACGGTAGAGTAGGTTTATTACCAACTAGTACAACACCAAGTCCGGCTAGTGAGTTTTCTTCTACTTATAGAATAGGTGCAGATTCCAACTTAAATAAGTTTAATTTAGGATATAATGGTGGTGCATTTGAAGACGATTGGCAATTAGAAACCATTCCAATTTCAAATAGTTTATGGACTGCTGGTGAAGATAGAAGACTATGTTTAACTTGGAAAAATGACAGTGGTGCTGGTACTCAACCACCATTTGCGGTAGCGGATATATCAATTGATATACAATTTATAGAAGAATAAAATTATATTAATATGGAATTTTTTATAAACCAAAATAGTACTTTACCACCATTAAAAATGGAATTAATAAATGATGGTAGAAATGACTTTAAAAAGTTTTTTGAAAAGATACAAAATGCAACTATTAAATTTAATATGTATGATGTAGATAATAAAGTTAAAATAATTGCTAATTCACCTGCAGATATTGAATTAAAATGTGAATCTTGTGATATAGGTGGAGATGAAAACGAATATTATATTGTATATAATTGGAGAAATAGGGATACTAAAAAAGTTGGTAAATTTAACGGTGAATTTATTATAGAATTTTTAGACGGTACGGGAACATTAATTGCACCAATTAGAGACAAATTATTTATTAATGTCTTAGAAGTTTGATAATTACATTTTTTTTAGTATATTTGTAATAATAATTAATATTATATAATATGCCTGCAACTGTAAAAGAAATTGAAACATACTTAGAAGGGTATGACGATCAGAAATATATTGTAGGGGTTGAGTCTTCTTATAAGGAGAATAAAATAAGTCTAATAATTCACGACCCTGAAAACGGAAAACGTATTGAAAAACATAGGTTAAAACCTTTTTTATGGATGAAGTCTCCTAATATGACTGTTTTTTATAAAGGTGATAGAAGGAAGATAAAAGATAAAATGAGAGAGTATAAAGTTAAGTTTATACCACTAAATATTAATGACGAAAATAATGAGGTAGTTGAGAGGTTAGAATTAGGTTATAAATTTTTAGTAAGATGTAAGGGTACATATGGTGATTTATTAAAGTTTTTTCAAGAAGGTGGTACACCAGTATATAGTGAAGAACATAGAGATAATTTTTTAGCAATTAACCCAACAGAACAATTTCTTATACAAACAGGTAAACGATTATTTAAAGGTTTTGAAAATTATGATGATATACATCGTTTATCCTTTGATATTGAGACTACTAGTTTAGATCCATCAGATGGTAGGATTTTTCAAATAGGTATAAAAGATAATAGAGGATTCCAACATGTATTATCTATAGAAGGTGGGACAAGAAGAGAATTAAGGGAAAGGGAAAGAGAAGCTATTATAACTTTTTTCAAAATTATAGATCACCTTAAACCAGCAATTATTGCGGGATATAACTCAGAAAATTTTGACTGGTATTATATAGTTAAAAGGGCACAACTATTAAGATTAGAAATAGGACAAATTGCTAAAACATTAGGTAATATTCCTTTCTATAGAAAAAAACAGAGTTTAAAAATGGGTCCTGAGATGGAGTATTATGAACAAACTGTTATGTGGGGTTATAATATAATGGATGTATATCATGCGGTTAGAAGGGCACAAGCAATTAATTCATCAATTAAACAAGCAAGTCTTAAATACATTACTAAGTATTCTAATGCGGCAAAACCTAATAGGGTTTATATTCCAGGTGATAAGATTAGTAAAGTATGGGAAGATGTAGATAATAAGTATTGGTTTATAGAAGAAAATGGAGAGTGGGGTATAGTTAGTGGTGATTTACCAGATAATAGTAAACAAGTTACTGGTAAATATATTGTAGAAAGATATCTAATAGATGATTTATGGGAAACCGAAAAGGTAGATAATATATTTAATCAAGCAACCTTTCTTTTATCGAAGATATTACCTACTTCATTTATGAGATCATCAACTATGGGTACGGCAGCCACATGGAAACTATTAATGTTAGGGTGGTCTTACCATAATGGGTTAGGTATACCACATACTATGCCGACTAAAGGTTTTACTGGTGGATTATCTAGACTATTAGAGGTAGGGTTTACAAAAAATGTAGTGAAGTTTGACTTTGCATCTCTATACCCATCTATTCAATTAACACACAATGTTTTTACTGAGTGTGATGTCACAGGAGCAATGAGAGGATTACTTCAATATAATTACGATTATCGTAACTTATATAAAGAGTTAAAATCTAAACACGCTAAATTAGGTGAAAAAGAAAAATCAGAATATTATGATAAAAAACAATTACCATTAAAAATATTAAATAATGGTATGTTCGGTTCTATATCTGCACCTAATGTATTTCCTTGGGGTGATAGTAATATGGGGGAAAAGATTACTTGTACTGGTAGACAATACTTAAGACATATGATAAGATTCTTTAATAAAAAAGGATTTAGACCTTTAGTAGGTGATACTGATGGATTTAACTTTTCTATACCACAGTATGTAGAAGATAATATATATACTTCTAATGGTAATCATAGATTTAATGAGACAGGTAAAACATATAGAGGGTTAGATGCCGTTGTGGCAGAATATAATGACAAGTATATGAAAGGGGTAATGGGATTAGATGTAGATGAAATATGTGAATCAACTATTAATTTAGCTCGTAAAAATTATGCAGATTTAATCGATGGAAAAGTAAAATTAGTAGGTAACACTATTAAATCTAAAAAATTACCTACGTACATTGCGGAATTTATAGATGTGGGTATTCACATGTTATTAAAAGGTAAGGGATACGAATTTGTTAATGAATATTATGACACAATAGAAAAGATATATAATCAAGAAGTACCACTTTCTAAAATTGCTAATAAATCAAGAGTTAGAATGTCGGTTAAAGATTATGAAAAAAGATCATTACAATTAAATGTTGCTGGTAACCCCTTACCTAAACAAGCACATATGGAATTAATTATAAAAGAAGGATTAACTGTAGATTTAGGTGATACTATTTATTACGTTAATACTGGTACAAAAAAGTCACACGGTGACGTACAAAAAGTTAATAAACCAAAGAAAGGGTGGAGTGAAAGTCAGATGGATATGTTTGCCAAAGAAGGTAAAAATTATGAAGAAAAAAAGAATACCCTTTTAAAAAATGGGTGGGAGATGTCATGGTCTGAAGATAATTGGGTTCGTAGTAATTCAAAAAATAAAGAAGCCAACACTGGTATATCAACCGATCAAGCATACGGAACTCTTATGGGTGACTCTATAGTTAAACTTAATTGTAGATTAATACCTAATGATGTAATAGAAAATAATCCTGACGCTACAGGTGAATATAATATAGAAAGGTATATAGATGCATTTAACAAAAGAATAAAACCCTTATTAGTATGTTTCTCACCGGAAGTAAGAGACGATATTTTAATTACTACACCTTTAGATAGACAATATTTCACTCAAAAACAATTAACTTTGACTTCTGGACAACCTATGAAAGAAGGTGATCAAGATACAATAGAGGATTTATTAACTATAACTATTGAAGAAAGGTTGTTTTGGGATTTAATAAACTTATCCCCAACATATATGTTCGAAGAATACAATATTGTAGATGAAAATTGTTTAGATAACAAACAGTCCGAGAGGTCTATATTGTAAAGATTTATTTAAGTTTTCTGCCTCACCTGCTTTTAATTCTAATTGTTTAGCGTTACTTAATCTTTCTAATCTAGCATCCAAATCTTCTAATAATTTAGTTTGTTCTTCTTTACCTTCACTCAATAAACTGTCATAGTCCATTGTTAATTCAGCGTCTGGTACTTTTAATGCACCACTAAATTTACCTCTTACTCTACCTAAAGCTTCTTTAAATAATGCCGTTAGATATCTTCTAACCCAAACTCTTGTTGGTTCATTTAAATCAGAATACATTAATTTAGATAGTGGAACATCATTAGGTAATTTTATTATATCTTTATTCTCATTTAAACATAAATTTAATTCATCTTCGGACATACCATTAGTATCATAATAATAATACCACACTTTAGTTCCCGCTAAACCTATCTGATTACCTATTAAACCAGCTGCACTAAAAGATAATCTACTTCCCGGTATAGGCATTAAATGTAATAATCTAGTACCATTAGGTCCTGCAGTAACCTTGTGAGTTAATTCACTTCTCAATAACTTAGATTTTAGACTAAAATCGGAAGCTCTAAGTAATACGTCAAACGCAGGTGCAACATAAAATCCACCGTTACCTAATCCTCCACCTTGACCCCAACCAGCGTAAGGTACTTGTCCGAAACCACCACCAAAACCATAATCTCCAAAACCTGCAAACGAATATAATGCATGATCAGTACTGTTTGGTGTTATCCACAACACTTCGTTAACTTCTCTACCGCCAGGTATTTGATAAACTTGTTGTCCCGCAACTATTGTTACATAATCTTTTTTCATTTCCCACGGACCTCTATCTTGTAAACCTACTTGTTTAGAATATGCGTACGAAAACCTACTTTCAAAATCTAATGAACGAGTGGTTAGTGCAAAAGCAATATCAATATTATCTGCTTCGTTACCTAATAAAGATGACCATTGGTTTTCTATTAACCAATCCTGTACTCTTTGTGCATAGTCTTCAATCGCAGTTTCTAATAATGAACACATTTGATCATTATCTAATTCAATTTTTCTAATAGGTGCACCTAATCTATGCTTTATTAATGTGAATAATTCATCTTTTAATTTATCATTTAATGCATTTGCCATAATTCTATGTATTTATTTATAAATATTAAGATATTTATTAAATGATGAAAAGAAACATAATAAAAAAAATTTTAAGAGAAGAAACTACTTACGAAGTAGAAAAAAATCTTTTTCCATATACTAAAACTGATACACATACGTCTACTGATATTGCCGTAGGTTTAATGCATAAAGCAATGAATCATTTAGCATCTGCACTTAGAGATATAGAATCTGCAATACAATTCGCTTATGAAGCGGATACCAATAATGAAGAACTTATTGAGGGATTAGAGGATATTAGAAAATCTTTACTTCATGGTAGTGGACAAGGTGCGGGATGGAATGGTACAGAAGAACATGATAATATAATTAATGAATTAGGTTCATTAATTGAAAAGTATAGTGACGGTAACGATAACTTTAATCTAAATGGTTCTCACGATCAGAAAGCTCCTGAAGGTACTCCTTAATCATATTTACCCCATCATCAATAGTTTTAAATGATTTATCAGGTAAAAATGCTTTTTTTCCTATAATTACTGCAGGTAAAAAATCACTACCAACTTTTTTTGAAAAGGATTCATATAAAACTTCATTTTCTTTTGCGTCTGTATCTATTTCTTTAAAATCTATATTAGATTCTTTAAGTTGTTTTTTTAGGTTATCACAATGTGGACAACCTTGCATACTAAATACTATTGGTATTGTTTTCATAATTATTTTTTCTGTATCTTTTATTTCTTTATTATAATGACGTTCATATTTGTTTATTATAGGTTCAATAGCGAATAAAATCAATAGTTTAAAAAAACTTTTTATTTTTTTTATGAAAGTTTTATTTTTGTTAAGTCTTACATTAATAGTGTATCTAACCCCATTTTTTATAGGTAATGCTCCATGCCAACTCTTTATTTTTCTACCTGAAAATAAAAGAGCGTTTCCCACACCAAATTCTGAAGCATGTGCAGTTTTTTTCAACAACGGAAATACAGTACCACTACCTTCATAATTATCATTAATAAAAATTAAAATGGTATAATCATCTCCATCGTAATGATGGGGCATAGAAGGTGCATCTTTAGTATATCTAAGACCGGCAGATCTTGTTACGGTATAATCTTTTAATTTTGGTATTTTTTTAATCTTATTTACTATAAGTTCATGTACTTCAGGAAATGTATCATTTAATGTAGATTCATAAACTGAAAGTCTAAAACTTCCATGATTTACAGTTAGTCCGAATTGATGTAAATTAGTTTCAAATAAATTCTCTATTTTTTTTGCTTCTTCTTTAGAAAATATATTAATATTTTCCCATACCATTTTATTTTTCCACATCATTTTCAATCTTTTTAATAAATTCTTCTATAATATTTTCTTCACCCATAATAGTTCCGATGATTTTCTTTTTTTCATTTAAAATATCCCACACTAATGTGTCTATTGTTTCATCTATTAACATATAATATATATTAACTGTTTTATTTTGACCTATCCTATATGCTCTATCTTCCGCTTGTTCATGATTTCCCGGTACCCAGTCTAATGAATTCATAATTACTATCTCTGCAGCAGTTAAGGTTAATCCTACACCGGCAGCCTTTATTTGTCCTACGAAAACTTTACAATTATCATCTTCTTGAAATCTATCAACCGCCAATTGTTTTTGTTTATCTGACATTCCTCCCCTTATACAAACACACTTATCTCCAAAATACCTAATAAACGCATCCATTTCGTCATTGAAGTTACAAAATATAATAGTTTTTTTATTTAATTCTAATGCTTCTTCTACTTTTTCTATAGTATATGGAACAGTTTCCATAGCTATAAAAGTTCTTAACAATGTAGCTTCTACTAAATCTCTTGCGGGATTACCTTTTTTACCATCTACTTTACGTTGTGCCAAATATTCTTCCCACACATTTTTATAACCTTCTACATTTTGTAATTCTAAATAAATTGGTGTTATAAGTTTATCTGGTAAATCCAATACTTCTTCTTTTTTACGTCTTAAGATAGTTCTTTTAGTTTTTTGTGCTAATTCTTCTAAATTAGATGCACCTTTAGTTACCCAAACAAACCTACCACCTTTTTTAAATCTTACTCCTTCACAATAAGTTCTAGCATAATGTACCCAATTATTTGCAACTCCACATTCTATTATGGATAAAAGATTATAATAGTCCATTGGTCTATTAGCTATGGGTGTACCAGTTAACAACCAACATCTTTTAGGCGAAAATCTTTTTGAAATATCTTTTAAAATTTTACCCCTTATACTTTTATGATTTTTTACAAAGTGTGCTTCATCTAATATTATTAGATCTGGATTAAATTCAACTATTTCTCTTCTTAATTCCCAGTCTTCATATTTTTTACCTCTTTCTTCTATAGTATGAAAATTTTTTAATATATCATAATTTATAATAGTAAATCTATCTGGATTCCAATGTTTCCCCTTTATTATAGAAACATCTTCACAAAAGTTTTGTACTTCTCTCATCCAATTTATTTTTAAAGATGCTGGACAAACAATTAAAACTCTTTCTGCATTACATTCTAATGCAGCAACTATAGATTGATATGTTTTACCTAAACCCATATCATCCGCCAAAATACATTTTTTATTTTTTAATAAAAATTCTATACCTTCTTCTTGATGTTTAAATGCTCTCCAACCCCTTTTATCTAAATCTATGTACTTTTCAAAGTCTACTTCTACTTCTACTTCCTCATAGTGAATATCTTCAATTAATTGAGTTTTAGGTATCCATATTAATTTAACTTCTTTTTGATTTTTATAAAATTTACATATTGCGTGTATTGCTTTATCACTTTCTGCTAATATAGTTTCTACTAATATTTTATTAATTGGTGTAGTCAATTTATACTCTTCTTTTAATTGATTTGAAAAATATTCAGTGATTTCTACAATTTTATTAATATTTTTAGGTATGTAATTAAAATAATTAGTAATATATTTTGTTTGACTATTAGTTAAAAAATATGATTTTTCGGTTTGATATTTTTTCTTTATATAATTAATATAGGGATTCTTACCATTATATGTAACTAATAGTTCTTCAATTTTCAATCCTTTAATGTCTTTTATATCTAACATATTTCTAATTATAATCATTTTTTTGCAAAGTATAAATATTTATAGGTAAAAGATACATGAAAAATAACAGAAAAGTCCCAATTACGAGAGTAAACAAGTTTTTTTCACAAGAAGATTTTAATTTAGAAGTAGATTTTGGTAGGGAATGGTTAGAGGGTGATATAAACATAAAAGTAGTTCTTTTTCAAGTAGATCAAAGTAAATCATTAACTGATGATATATATGGAGAATCTGCACCTAATGAAATAAGATTTAAAACACCGGTTGAGTTAACAGTTAATTTCCAAATGGAAACTCCTAAAAATGAAGCTTGGAATCCTAATGGTAGTTTAAGGCATTTGGAACATGGTAATCTAACTTTAGGTGTATATCAGTCACATTTAGATGAATTAGGTGTTGAGATTAATTATGGGGATTACATAGGATATCATGAAACTGAAGATAAGATGACTTACTGGACAGTATCTAATAATGGTATAATAACATCAGACAACGCACACACTATTGCAGGTTATAAAGGTTTTTACAGAACTGTGACATGTGTACCTACACCTGAAGATGAATTTAAAGGTATTTAATTAAAATGGGACTTCCTAAGAATTATAGAAAAAATTTAAAATTTACCCCTACTCCAGAGGGTTTTGAGGCTAGACAAAATATATTAAATGATATTGCTAATCCTGGTACATATCTACCTAAAGGTATTTTACACGAAGATATGGATAGAGAGTTTGTTCAATATATGGAGGATGATATAAGTTTAGTTTTAAATGGTGAAAAAGTACCAGTTATTTTTTTAAGTATACAAAGATGGGCAGAATTTGCAAAAACTTGGCAATTTTCAGATGAATACAAAAATATTACAATGCCCTTTATTACCATAATAAGAAAACCAGATGCACAAACTGGTACTAATTATGCGGGAACTTTTAATGTGCCAGGAAAACCTACGTTTACATATATGAAAATACCTACATGGGATGGTAATATAAAAAGTTTTGACATTTATAAAATACCACAACCTATTTCTGTAGATTTAAACTATGAAGTTAGATTATTTTGTACAAGAATGAGAGATTTAAACGTGTTAAATAGATTAATGTTAGACTCATTTTCTGCAGGTGAAAAATATATTAGGGTAAATGGTCATCCAATACCACTTATGATGGATAGTATAGGTGATGAAAGTTCTATACAAAATTTAGATGAGAAAAGATACTACGTACAATTATTCAGTATAAAAATGTTAGGTTATTTATTAGATCCAAAACAGTTTGAGGTGACACCAGCAATTAGTAGGGCAATTACTTTCTTTGAAATTGCAGAAAATGTTAATTTAGCTACCCACCAGATTAAAGAAAGAGAAGAAGACACATCAATCGAATTAAATATTCAATTTGCACCAGGTATTAATGTTTTCCAATTATCAATTGAGAACGACGCCAATTACAGTAGTGTTTCACAACAAAATATTAGTAACTTTACTGTAACAGTAAATGGTAACGTAAAAACATTACCTTTTGATGTTTCTTATGGAGATTCATTAGAAATTACAATAACAAAATTAGATGTAGGAAATCCTGCATTTTTAACAGTAATAGGAAACGCAAAATGAAAAGGATAGTTAGAAATTATGTAGTAAGAGATCCAAAACCTATAATGGACGCAATACTTAGGGGTGTAAGTAATTATAATGCAATTAATATAAAACCTTCTATTAAAGGACAAACTATCTTTGATGAAATTAAAGTTAACATTAACGATGTAGAAAAAACGGAATTATATGTTAACGGTTTAAGATATGTTGTTAATACAGATTATAACATAGAAGATAATAAACTTATATGGTTAGGTGATTTTGAATTAACTCCAGATTTTGATTTAGTTTTAATAGTGAGATAATTTATCTTACCACTTCACCGTACAAATCTTTTTTAGGGACACATTTTTCTTTTATTATTTTTTCTACAAATGCAAACATTTTTAATCCATTTTCTTCACAATAAGTTTTTAACAATAAATGTGTTTTGGGTGTAATTTTAAGATTTTTAGTCCTTTTCATAGTTGTTTTTTATATAAGTATGACAAAAGTATGAAAAATATCATACTAAATATCTGAATATTAAAATAATTCACTTACTTTCAAAAATAATTGCATATTTATAATAAAAACAAAATAATAAAAAAGATTAAAATAAAAAATTAAATGGCTTCAACAAATAGAATTTTCGTTAGTCCAGGTGTTTTTACATCAGAAAAGGATTTAACATTCGTAACAAGACAAGTGGGGGTAACTACATTAGGTTTACTAGGGGAAACACCTAAAGGTCCTGCATTTGAACCAGTATTCATTTCTAATTATGATGAATTCACATCATATTTTGGTAACCTAAACCCTGAAAAATATAAAGGTAATGGATATCCAAAATATGAACTTAACTATATAGCTAGATCGTTTTTAACACAAACAAATCAACTTTATGTTAGTAGAGTATTAGGATTATCAGGATATAAAGCAGGTAATGCTTGGTGTATTACATTGGATGCAGAGTTTGATCCATCAACAGAAGAAGTAATAGGTACTACTTCTTATCCTACATTATTAACTTATAGTGCGAGTACAGGTGGAACACCAGTTACAATGACATTTAGTGATCCTCTTTTACAAGAATTATATGATCAAGGGGAAATTAGTAATAGTTTTTCTGCAATAGGTTTAAGTGCAACTGGTGATACTATATCAATAACTTCACCTAAATATATAGAAGTGGGTAGTGACTTTTCTGGTGCTACTTTCTCTATGGAAGTTATCGCAACATCTGGTTCTACACCAGGTTTTGTAACAGGTGTTACTTCAGGTACGGTAATAACTTATACTGCATCATCTTATAATATTGATGGTAGTGTGGTTGCCACTTTAAGATCTAGAGGTAATTATGGTGGAGATCAAATATTAGATTACACAGTATCAGGTATAACAGATGTAAGTATGTCAAATACTTCGGCAATTGTAACTAATCCTTTTGGTAGTTTTACAATAAATGGTACAACAAGTAGTGGTGTTGACTTTGACTATAATGTGTCATTAGATAAGACTAAAAAGAACTATTTACCTAATGTTTTTGGTGTTAGTTCACAAGATAAAGAAACAGAACTTTTTGTAGAAGAATTGTTTATTAACAGTTTAGATGATTTAAATACTGCTGGTAAAGTAAGAGGTTTAAACATTGATTTTGTTAGAATAAGTGCAGATTCTACTTATAATTTAAGTAATTATGAAGAAAAATATCAGTCTGCAGCTTCCCCATACGTATTATCTGAATTAAGGGGTAATAAACTTCAGAGATTATTTAGATTTATTACAATATCTGATGGTAATGCGGCTAACAGAGATATTAAATTTTCTATTATCAACATTAAACCAGATGAAAAAACATTTGATTTAATAGTAAGAAGATATAATGATAATGACGCCAATCTAAGTGTTTTAGAGAAATTTTCTAAACTTTCTTTAGACCCTACAGATAACGGATTTATTGGTAGAAAAATTGGTACGTCAGATGGTGAATTCCCATTAAGAAGTAATTATATTATGGTAGATATGGCAACCGATTACCCAACTAATGGTGTACCTGCAGGTTTTGAGGGAGTACAAGTCAGAGACTATATCGGTGATACTACGGCATTACCACCACAAATAGAGTATGGTACAAAATACCCTTCATTGAATAACTCACAAATAAGAAAATACTATTTAGGTCTTAATACGACTATTGGTGTAGACCAAGATTTCTTCGATTACAAAGGATTAGACGCAGTAACTAAAGTAGCGTATACTGGTAAATCGGATGGTTTTCACTTAGACGTAAACGCAAAAGGGGCAGAAATATCAGCAGGTAATGATAGTTATTTTCCATCATTACAAGTAGGTATATCAGCATTTACTACTGAAGCATCTTTACAAAGTGGGCCATATGAAAAAGTAACTGCTAGGAAATTTACTTTCGCACCATACGGTGGTTTTGATGGTTGGGATGTGTATCGTTTAGACAGAACAAATACTGACTCATATACCAAAACTGGTAGTAAGGGTAATGAAGGTTTACTTAATGGAACGTTTACAACTTATACTACTTCTGAAGGAGATGATGGTATAACTTCAGATTACTTTGCATATTTAGAAGGAATATATACTTATAATAATCCAGAAGCAGTAAATATAAATGTTTTTGCAACACCAGGATTAGATTTAAGAGATCAACCTTCCTTAATTGATGCAGCGGTTGATATGGTTGAAAATGATAGAGCAGATTCATTGTATGTAATTACTACACCAGATACTAGTAGCGATGGAGAAACTGTTTTAACACCAGATGAAGCAACAGGAATATTAGATGATTCAGGAATAGATAGTAACTATTCTGCAACTTACTTCCCTTGGTTACAGATGAATGATACAGAAAATAATCAATACATTTGGTTACCACCAACATTAGAAGTTGTTAGAAACATTGCATTAACGGATAACGTGGCGTTCCCTTGGTTCGCAGCAGCTGGTTTAAACAGAGGTACTACAAATGCAATTAAAGCGAGAACAAAATTAACTTTAGATCAAAGAGATGATTTATATGAAGGAAGAATTAATCCAATGGCAACATTCTCAGATGTAGGTGTTTGTATTTGGGGTAATAAAACCTTACAATCTAAAGATACGGCACTTAACAGAATTAATGTTAGAAGATTGTTATTACAAGCTAGAAAACTTATTTCGGCAGTATCTATTAGATTATTATTCGAACAGAATGATGATGTTGTAAGAAATCAATTCCTTTCATTAGTTAATCCAATATTGGATAATATTAGAAAAGAGAGAGGTTTAACTGACTTTAGAGTTGTATTAGATGATACACCAGAATCTATTGATAGAAATGAATTAAACGGTAGAATATTCATTAAACCAACCAGATCTTTAGAATACATTAGTATTGAATTTAATATTACTAATACTGGAGCATCTTTTGATGATATCTAATAATAATTAAATTATAATATTAAAACCCACTATATGTGGGTTTTTTTATGCGGTTAAATATTTATTAATATGAGTTTAAATGAACAATCTAAAAATTTTGATGGGGAAATGGGACCTACCCGTAAAGTAGATATGAATTACGGTTGGTTATCTACTAACAGTAATTATAGGGATGGTGTAGGTAAACAAGATAAATATTTGTGGAAATTTGGTGGTAAGGGGTTTCATTCTAGTTATTTTTGTCCAAAATACAATCAATTAGGTGATAATAAATCATTACCTAATAAAGAGATAAAAGAGTTTAGAGATTTAATATTTAAATTAGCAGGAAATCCTAGTGGACCTTCTTTTACAGGTGCAAAAACTATGCAATATAATGATTTTATAGTTAAGGGATTACAAAAGTATAGAGATACGGTAGTACCTACTAAAAATTGGGACGATAATCAAAAAAGGTATACTAAGACCATGCTTAATAACTTCATAAACTATATAGATGGAAAAGAATATGCGACATTATGTGATTATACTTCTGTTGAAGATATTATTGGTCATTCTCATGAGTTAATATATGAAAATAGACATGAAATTTTAGATATTGCTGCCCTTATATTTGCATTCATTCCTGGCGGTATCGTTATTTCTGGTGTAATAGAGTTAGCTAATGGTGCTTTATATATTAAAGAAGGAGATCCAGTAACAGGTGGAATCTCAATAATATTTGCATTTCTACCTTTTCTTAATAAAATACCCGGTTTTGAAAAGGTTTCTACTAAAATAATGTTACCTATAATTGAGAAACTACGTAAAGGTCAAGAATTAACTAAACAACAATTTACTTTTCTTCAAAAATTTATAAACGATTTAATAACACATAAAAAACTTATCACAGATAAAATTGGTTTTTTAAAAAAACAAAAAGAAATATTTTTAGAAAATGGTGGTACAGAAGAATTATATAGCAAATATTTAAAAGAAGTTTTAGAAGGTAAAAAAACTAAAGAAGAGTTTTTTTCTTTACTGAAGGGTAGTGTTAAAAAACCACCAATAAAAAAAATAGGGGTAGTTAAAATTGCAAAAGAAAAAATAGAAGAAATAAAAAATGTTTTTAAACAAAAGGGTTGGGATGATGTTTGGGGTTATGACGGTGAGACGGGCGATCCCAATTTTATTGAGACTATAATGAATATTGATGGTGTAGAAACAAAAGTTAAATTAACAGTAAGTGATTATGGGCCTCATAGACTTAAGGGTAAGGGATTAGAAAGATATGATTTAAAGGCTCAAAATGCTGCGGGAGTACGTCTAACGGATGATGAGGGAGTTGATTGGGTTATTTTGAGACCTGGATCTCATAAGACGTTTGACGATATTTTATTTTCGTTAGAACATGAATTAGTACATGTCATACAACCATCTAAAATGAGTAATAAGTTATCATCTTCTTATGTAACGGATACAGAGATAAAAAATATGAATTTTGGAAATGTGGTAAAAACGTTGAGTAAATACCCTAAACACGTTAAGTTAAATCATTTTAAACGAGCAATATATCACAAAGCACTGGGTAAATGGTCAAAGCTAAGAAAATATGAGGATGATTTTATTAAAAACTTTGTGGCGGATGAGGATGAGGTTATGTTTAGGGAAAGTTATGATTTATGGTTTAAAGAAAAAGGATCCAAAATAGACAATCCTTGGTTAAAAACTATGTTCGATGAATTAAAGGAAGTTGATAGCCGGTATACCGATTATAATCAATTTTATAAGAATTTTTTAAACAAAAGTGAGGAAGAGGTTGATAAGGTATTTAAAATTTATTTAAATAGTACTGATAAGTCCCATCAATCAATAGTACGAGATATTTTACATAATGTCGGCTATACTGAACACCAATGGGAAATAGAAGCAAATTTATCGCCTTTTATTAGTAGTTTAATTGACTACGCTAAAAAATCAATTAAACCTGAACAAGGTGAAATTACTAGTACCTTTATTAAAGATATGAAAAAGTGGTTAAAATCACTTGGTACTAATAACGATTATAATGCTGCACGAACTTTAAGGGATTATCATGTAAGTGATAGTTTTTACAGGGAAATGTTAAATTATGGAAAATTATTTGATACTGATCCAGAAAAGGGTAAAAAAGTTGTAAACAAAATATACAAACAATTAGAAAATCTTAAAACATCAGGTTTAAAAGAATCTATGAAACCTAAAAAAATAATAATTAATCAACACCAAAAAGGTTTATTAACGGAATTTAAAAAAAGAGCATATTCATTTGATTGGGACGATAATATTTTATTTATGCCCACTAA